ACAGTTGCCCAGATCTGCTGGATCATGATGGGAATAGAGCCGGGGTGAAACCGGCTACCGGCGATGTTCGCCGCTGGAGCTAGAGAATTGTCCAGCAACATAACATAGTCACTTTTCTGTTGATCGTACATCTGACCACCTCCTTACGTTGAGGTCACATGGACGATCCGGGCCTCGCCAGGATTGCCAGTGTCCCAGATGATGTCGAACTCGAGAATGCCGTACCAGGCGACGGCACGCGAGCGCCCGAAGTCCCCAGGAATTGCAGCACGCAACTCCGGTGTCATGGCCTCGGCAAGAGCAACGGCATCTTCCCCAAAGATCACGCCTTCGCCCAACACAGATGCAGTGCCAACCTTGCCGAGGGCTTTTGCATGGTTCGTTTCGATGAAGCGAATGCCTTCAATTCGGCCAACTTCGCCATTCGCCTTGGACTGAGGCTCAGTGTACTGGTGCCACAGCTCCCACTTCGGGTCCTGCTTGATCCCCCGCAGTCCAAGAGTACGGAAGATGCCCACGTAATCGTCACCCTCAAGAGGTGGAGTTTGAAGAGTGTCGAATAGGTAGTCTCGGATCTGTTCAACATGGAAGTAGGACATGTTGACAGAAGCCGCGGCACCAGGAACGCCATTGGTCGTGATGTTGTTGGTGGCCGCGCCCGTAGGGACGTACTTAATCTGGGCGCGTTTGAACCCAGCAGCGGCTCTCGTATCAAGAGCCAGACGCATCTGATCACGCAGTTTGCGTTGGATCGGATTCTCCAGATCGTACCGAGACAAGTCTTGTGACAAGCTCGTGAATGGAACCGCCCGGCCCATCTCCTTGACGACGATGGACTTTGCGCTCAGTGCAAACTGGTCTTCAGGAATGCGGACAGTCTCCTGAAGAACTGGATCCGTCGGCTCCGTGATGTTCTGGACGCGAGTAAGTGAAACACTCTCGCCTGAGTTTCGGCCGAAGCCTTCAACTGGACGAACGTGATCCACAAAGACGCTGTTCTCCACAGCAGCTTCATAAAGCTTCATGGACAGAGCGTTGTTTTTGTAAGTGCCCGAGGGCGAGTCAAACTGCCAGGTGAACTGTGGCATCTTCTACCTCCGTAGTCCTAAGCCACCGTAGCACGATTATGTCTGGCAGCGCGCCTCCGCCTGACAATGTCACTTAGAGAAGCTGGAGCCTCTTCCTCCTGCTGCTGCCGGGGTGGCATAGGGGGAGTTGCCCCCTCGGCAAACGGCCTGCGACCTTGCGGCCTGCTTTTTGTATAACGGGAAATCCTTGTCCGCGTCAACTCCGCGAGCTTTTCCATAGCGTCTTCGACGGGAATATTAGCCAGATTTGCTAGATTGGCATTCATGGTCATTTCAACGAGGTCTCTGTCACCCTTCAGATCCGGAAACTTCTCGTCGAAAGAGTTCCAGAATTTCTGATTGTTCTGGTCCTGAGTATACTTCCGCGTCAGGGTTTGTTCGATCTCGCGACTGACTTGCTCACGGATTTTCTGAACAGCTTTCTTGGGTTCGGTGAAGAGAAGCTGCTCGAGGTTATCATCTTCGGGAGGGGGAGCTGCGGCTTCTCTCGGAGGTGGATTTGCGCGTCTAAGGCTAGCAATCTCATCTGCGTGACGTCGCTCCATCGCCAGCATATCTCGTTGCAGACTTTCAATGCTGACTGAAGCTTTCCCAGAATCTTCTTCTTCCGCAGCCTGACGAGCCAACTCGGCCTCTTCGGCCGAGTCGTCTGGCACGGTGTGCCCGTGTTCAAGTGGATTTGGATCTTGAACGGGTGCCTGGGGTGGTCTGCTGTTGCGCCGGGGTGCCATGTCCGAACTCTCTGTCTCTTGCTGCGTCACCTGCCCTCATTTCACTGTGGAGATTGTCCATCAGAGCCATGAGGGCGCTAATCTCAGCAACCTTGCCGAGCATAAGGTCATGAGTAAGTTGACCACCTCGGTAATGGGCTACAAGGCTACTGATTGAATTGTTGATGTAGCTGTGAATGAAGGGTTCAGCGAGACCCTTAAAGACGGCAGCGTGGTCTGCACGCTGGATTGCTTCGATATTGTTTACCTGAGCATCATTCATGCACAACAAGGTCCCCCTCGACCCTCATTCCCTTAGGAAGCCATAGACTCTCAGATTTGCCTTTGTGCTCCAATTCTTGCAGACGGTCCATGGTCAGAGCAACAACTTCAAGCATGATCCAAAGGGCGTCTTCAGTTAATTTCATCCGAAGGTGAAGATTTTCTGGAGAAATGGCTTTGCGGTTTCGATAGAACCAGACCGTTAGATCAGCCAACCTCTGTTCTAACGGCCTGTTTCCCATTGCCTGAGCATTGCTGATCAGACTCCTGATCAGCACCTCTGGGTCAATTCTTTGACGATGGTAGGACATCAGACTGGGGTCGGCACCACCGGAGTGTCGGGACCTGTCGGAGGCTCAGGTTGCGGCTTCTCAGGAACGCCAGGAGTAATCGCTACCCACTCAAGACCTTTGCCAGGGACATAAGCTATTACCCAGAGGCCGGCGCCGGGGCTCTCGCCTGGAGGCGTCGGCTTGTCGGGATGATAGATCGGATGCGTAGGCAGTACAGGCGGCCCCATTGGTGGTCTATTGCCAACGTGCGGCGGGAACCCGCTACCAGGCGGCCGATTACCAACGTGTGGCGGCCTTACACCCGAAATCGGGTGTGACGGATGCCCTCCTCCAAGGCCAAGATCCGGAAATCCATAGCCCGGATCGACCGGTCCCTCTACTCCGTAGCCAGGGTCAACTGGACCACCTCCGCCTACTTCCTGGAGAACCAGGCATAAGGCCAACTTAGGCATGTTAATTCCTTTCTATTGTCGAGTATCAACCTTCAGCCGCTACGCCCTTGGCGTAGCTAGTCAGCTGATTTCTAGAGTGAGGATGGGATGAGGGAGATTGGATCTTAATCTTGGTTCCAACTTTCTGAATGACGCCAGTTCGCTTGTGGCCTCCTTTCCCGCCACCATTACCCTTAGTCATAAGTGTCGGTCCCCTCGCCTTGGTTACGGGATTGATTGGTGGCGGAAGGGCTGGCCTCAGGAGGGTCGCAACCTGGAACGGAGGTGGTATTTGTTGCTTTTGGGCCAAGATTCTTACCTCCATCAGTTCTCTTCGGGCCTCCGGAGGAGGCAATGTTCCTTCCGACGTGGTTTACCATGCGATTTTCAGATGCTGACATGCCACCTCCCATGTTGCTGTAATCGGGGTGAGTTCCCCACTCATCAAAGTTCGCCTCGCCCGCGTAGGCGGGCTGCTTGTTAAAGCCGTTTGCCATTAGTAGGTCCTCCGTTTCTTTTTCTTTTTCTTCTTGTTTCTCTCATCAGCGGCACGTTGCTCAGAAAGAGCAATCGCGATGGCTTGTGGTCGGCTGGTCACGCGTTGACCAGAGCTTGAAGAAAGAGAACCTTGTTTGTACTCTTCCATGACCTTTCTAACTTTCCGACGTCCCTTGACTTTCCTACGCATTTGGAACAAGTCCCGTTGAAGGGTTCATTCCCTGATTAATCTCAGCTGGAACGCTGCTCCCACCCCCCAAAGGTGCACCGCCGGGGGTAGATGCTCCAGGGGCAGAAGCAGCGCCATTCCCTTCACCAACGCCTTGTCCACCTTTCGGGTTCATCATCTGACCTATGGCCAGAGTCTGTTGCATTCGATCCGCAGCTTGGGCTTGCTCATCTGGGGAAAGCTGCAGGTCGTCCGGGTTGATGTTGAGCTTGGTCATAATTGTCGTCAAGGCCCTATCGGGGCTGAATTTCATCATAAAGGCCTGGAACAGCATCGGATTGAGCTGGACTGCTTGCATCATGGACATGAACTTCTGGAAATCCAGAGCTTTAGCCATAGTTGCAGAGAGGCCAAAGGTCCGAAACTGTGTTCTGCCACCGAAGAGTGCAAAGCGCTCTTCAGGGGAGGCGCGCATAATGATGTTTGCAACCGCCTTATTAGCCACAGAAGTCATCATCTTGCCATCGAACTCATCAGCATTCTGCAAGACGTTCATCCATGACAGATAAATGGCTCTGTCGATGATCTTGCGTTCGATGTCGGCTGTCAGACCGTCCAAAGTGATGGCTTGGCTGTTAGAACTTTCAACAACTTCAGTTGCACGTACCTGTTTGGAGGGCAGGCTGCCCAATTTCAGCTCATTAGTGTAAACCGCTGCATTGTATTCGCGGTCCAGAGCCTCATAAATCTGCATGGAGTCGATTGGGACGTTGCCAGTGGCACACAATTCCACTACTTTGGCATTGTGGGGCAGTGTTTGCTTGACGGCGAGGGTCATTCCTTGTTTCAGACCACCAGCAACCTGATTGGGATCCTCGAGATCCTCGAGCCTGATCTGTTTAGTGCCCCAAACAGCAGCCATGCCGCCATCCAGAATGAGATTAAACAGCTCATTTTGGGCTAGGTTCAGGCTGACGGCGTCGTCAAAGAGGGCTTTTCCCCATACAGACCAAGGAATTCTGACGATGGGCTCCGCAATGAACGGGCTTTCTTGGTGCCAGAAGGGGTTTGGCTCAGGTTTCCGAATTAGAAAGCGCTTGTTCGCAACGGTACATACACAGTTCCGGTGGGCCACGGTCCCGTCGGACTTGAGGAGAGTGCCCCAGAATTCATCGAGTACAACTCTTTTTCGAAATGCAGGTTGGGTGACTTCATCTTGGTTCTTGTCACGAGCTTGGCGTTTCTCATCTTCCGGCATCTTGTAGTCAGTGCCGATAAGCTGATCTACAACTGATTTATCATAGACGCCTTGTTCAGCTGCCTCGACAACTTCGTGCAAGTCCCGCTCAACGGAGTGAATCTCATAGAGACCAGCTGCGGTGGGGTCGGGGTAATAGTCTTCAGGTTGCACTAGGTCGATACGGAGCTTCCAGGTGGTATCCTCCTCCATTTGGAGGGTGTCTTCTTCACCTGGCTTACCCTTGATGAAACCAAACTTCCGGTGTGGGGCCATGCCGCCATGCACCTTCAGGATAATGAGACTATTCAGCAGCCCCATCTTGATGGCGTCTGAGACAACCATAGGAAAGGTTGTGGATTTGTTGTTGCTCTCCCACAGATCATTCAAAAAGTTGTTAAGCATAGCGCGAAGCTGTGCGCCGCTTATGATCTTGGAAAGCTCATAGTCAACTTCAACTGAGTAGTAGTCTCCAAACTTTATCAAACCTCGCTTAATAAAGTTTCCCATAGACTCGACAGAAACTGATGTCTTAGGAATGAACTCGGTGGACTGTCCATCTTGTTTGTAGGACCAATCCTGACGCCCCAAGTAAGCATCCATGTTTCTGTGGTTCTTACGGAGGCGAGATTGCTTCGCATCCCAAGCCTCATCTCGGCAACGCAGAACTTCTTGAATGACGGACAATTCTTCTGGATCATGTTGCCAGACAGGTTCATCATTCACCGTCGCCTGGCCAGAGCCTTTCAGTGATCTAGTTTTTGGTCGTGCCATACCTTGGTCCCGGTATTCTAGCGCGCCGCCTGAGGTTTATTTCCTGGACACATGAGATGTGGATACCGATACAAAATTCGGAATTTGATTGCAAGGCATAGCCGCAATGCCGACAGCGTTTCGCCTGTGGAATATTGTGGGGAACATTAGGCGCCCCTGAGCCTGCCAGGCGTTGGTTCCGCCCCTGGTCCGAAGGCGAACTGTCTGTCTCTTGCTGAAGCAAACTGATAGCCGGGCTGGGGGAGGTAGACGGAGTGTCGGATGTTGTCCGATGGCGGTCTGA